CGGCCCAGTCAAAGTTGTTGAATCGCTTCGTGATGCCGTAACGCGAAGTCACGGTAGCCTCGAAGCCGCCAGCGTCCTTGTAGTACACGTCAAGCCGGTTCACCGTGAGGCGTCCCTGCATGATCGGTTGCCCGTTCTGATCCCGGCGTACCGGGCTAGTGAGTTCCACGTAGGAATCAAACGGGATGCCCGCTGCGCAGTAGTCCATATCCCGGGTAGGAATGTCTGCGAAGGCTGCGTCCCACTCGGCCAACGATTTGACGTTTGGCTGAACCCCGTGCAACCAGTATTGGAACTTGGGCGCCGGCGGATCGGTCAGGGCGTAGTTGGTGATATTGTCCCGCGTAAACACGGTTGCCATGAACGGGTAGTTCTTGTCCCAGAAGTCAGCCCCGTAGGCCGAGCCGCCCCACAGCGAATTTGCCAGGCGCATGCTGTCTAAGTACGGAAGGCCCGGCACTTGAGGCAGCAGGCTTTGCCGCTCCAGCACGTCGAACCCGTAGTCTCCACGGCCGCCAGTCCAGACCTGTCCATTACCATCAACCCATGCCTCACGCGCTACACGGTAGTACAGGGCATCGTCATGGTAGAACATGCCGTAGATAAGCCCGAAGGCCGGGTGGTAGTCGAACCGGCTCCAGCTATCCATAATGCGCTGGCGGTTCTGGTCAATGAACCGGAACACAAACACGCTATGCGGCGCCTCGCTGACTCGGACGAACAGGGTACTCGGACTCGCCACGTACAACAACTGAGTAGGACGCCCCGGCAGGTAGTCCGAAAGCTGCATGCCAAGCCCGGTGAAGTCGCTGGTGTCAGCCACTTCGCCCACAGCCATCTGGAAGACTTCAGCGGAGCCTTCTCGGCGCTTACCAAAGAACACCAGCGAGCCCCCCGTTACAGGTGGGCAGGCCGTTGCATCCTCAATCGCGGAGGATTGGATGATAGTGCTGGTGCTGGGCGTAACGGGATTGCGCCCGTCGATCACGTACTGCTGGTTGTCTCCGAACAGCAGCAAGCTGCGGTCAAAGATCACGCTATGTCGGATAGTGTCAGTCTCGGAGCCCAGGGCGAAGATGCTCACGGGCTCGTTGTCAGGCACCGTCAGGGTCTGCGTGCGGAAGAAGTTGAAGTAGTTGCCTACCTCACTCATGTCGATGGTGTTGCCAGCCGCAATGCACAAGCGATCCTGGAACATACCCATCCAGCTAATCTGCTTCCCGAAGAAGCGCGGTGCCGGGCTTGAGTCCACATCCCCGACAGCACGCCCGTTGAATGTGGGCAGGGTCAGGATCGAGGGGTCATCCAGAATCTTGTTGCTTGCCAGATACGCCAGACCCGCAGGTGTAGCCCGTGCCACGCCAACGCGGGAATTACCTGTCTGGGGGTTCTTCACCGCCATCAGCAGCATCTGGTTTGTGATGGGCGCCTGGGCCGTGGCGGCACATTCCTCCCAACTCGCCTTACCCCACGGGGCAGTTAACCACTCGGCGTTGTCAGCGCTCACGGCCTTCATGTAGAAGCTCTGCTCACCACGCTCGGGCTTGATGCGAACAACCTTACCGTAGACGTGCGCGCTTGTCAGCTTGTCCAATGAGGACACGGTGCTTCCAGTAACTTGCACATGGCTACCGTCCCCGCCATCATCTGCGAGGGGGTTCTTAGTGCGCCCGTTGGTGTTGATCACAACAATCGCGTTGTTGACCGGAACAAGCACGCCGTTGACAATGTTCTTCAGTGAGCCCCCATACACGGAGCTTCCAACGGCTACCAGCGGTGTTAGCAGACCCGCGTTCATAAGCTGGTCAATGATGTACGAAGGGCGGGACATTGCGGCCGAAGATGTAATCCACTGGGTCACTGCAGAGTTATAGGCGTTCACTCGATCGTTGACCTTCTTCTGGTACTCCGGGTCGTTGTACGGAATGTCCGAAGTATCGAGCGCGCCTGGGTAGGCCGAGCTCGGTGTCGTGTAAGAGTATACGTAGGGCACACCGTCAACGAGGAAGCTGACGGTGTACTTGCGGTTTGGCACGCCCTGCTTAATCTCGATAACCCAGTGGCTGTTAGCGGCGGATTCCCAGTAGTTAGCCTCGCCTGGAACCGTGAACGGCGTATCGTTGGGCACGAACATCATGTAGCGCCCAACTTGGCAAGCTGCTGCAATACCCTTGAACATCGAAGCCTGGGTTGCGTTGTACTCAGCATCGCCGTGGACACCGTAGCTGACGGGCTCAGAGTCCGCACCAGCTTGCAACGTGGCTGCGCCTTGAATCTTGCGCGTAACGCGAATCCCACCTTGCCCGCCCGAGAATAGGCTCTGCATCCATACAGGCTGGGGCTTGGTGGGGTAGTGGACTTGGAGTTCCAGTCCGTCAGTAACATATGGCACGGTACGGTAGCCGGCGTAGAAGTCCAGAAGCTCTTGCTTCTGGTAATCGGACAGTTGGAAGTAGCTCGGGCCAAACACGTTGTCCGGGTAGCATGACTGGCGGATCGTACCACGGCGCCGGCTCAGGCCATGCACCGGGTCTGACCACATATTAACCTGCTCGCCGTGTTGGCCGTCCAGGCGAGCCTCGAAGGGCTGCTGGTTCACACCGCGAGACAGGCTCGGATAAGTTCCGCTGACCTTCGACATAAGCTCTCCTTAAAGGTTACGGTTGATTAGATGGCTGTGCCAGCCAGGACGACCACCGATAATGTTCATCAGCTTGACCGCCACGCTAGGACGACCCAGCAGGTTGGCCTTGGCATTGCGGATATGTTCCGCGTGCATGTTGGCATAGGACTCCGCAATCTCTGCTCGCAGAACCTGAGCCTTCATGCTGTCGCCGTCGTAGTCCACTTGAAAAGCCAGCTTGGCCTTAGCCGCGATATGAGCGCGCGCCAGGATGGGGCAGTCCTCGAACGGGACGACACGGTGCAGGCGAACTCGGACAGGATCAGTGAACACATCGGTAACATCGTCCAGGTTGTACAGTCGGTTGCCGCGCACAGCAAGCCGAGGGTATTGGGTCAGGGAATCGCACGCGGCTGTGTCGTTGGGGACAAGCAGATTGCCGGTGCCAGCCTGAGGGGTAAGTGTCGGGTACTCGACATTGAACCACCACATCACTGCCTGCACCGTGGTGCTCGCTGTACTCAGCTTGGACAGTGCATCGGGGATCAACGGATGTGGCTCGTCGATGGCGTTGACGCGGCGCTCACCGAGCAGCCCGAGCATGTCGTTTACCACGTCAAGAGTCGTGAGGGCCATAAGGTTTCCTTAAATGCAAAAAAGCCCCAGCTATGCCCGAAGGCAAGCCGGGGCTTGTTGACAGCCTTAATTAGGCGATGGCGACTTCCGCCGAGTATTCAGCACGGTTCGGGCCGACAGCGAAGGCCAGGTACGAATGCACGCACCATGCCAGCATCAGCTTGTCGAAGAACACGTCCGAGGTAACCGGGATCGTTTCGCCGGCCATGATGGCGCGGGGCGAGAAGATCGCAGCAACGGTCTTGGTGAAGTCACCGTCGTAGGCGTTGCTGTTGAACGCATTCGACAGGAAGTGACCCGTGATGTTGCTGTTGGGCAGGTTGTTGCTGGAGAACACCGGCACGCCAGCGGTCTTGAGCACCCAGCCATCATTCACCTTGTTGCCTGTAGCGGTCACGTACTGGGTATTGACCAGTTGCTCGGCTTGGATCAGGGTGTTGTAGAACTGCGGTCGCACCACGATAACCACGTCGTCGGAACGGGGGTCAACGTCCTTCTGTTCCATCTTCACCAGGGTGTCGGTGAGGGCGGCGTACAGCTTGGCGGGGTCTTGCGCATCGGCCAGGGTTGCCACCGTGGTACGCGAACCACCAGAGTGGCCAGCGGGCTTGCCAGCAGTACCAGCCGAGTAGGCGGATTCGGTCAGGCGAGCGGCCTTGATGGCTTGGATCAGGAACGCTTGGTCTTTGAACTTGGCAATCTCTTTGCCCTGCTCGGTAGCGACTTCGCGGCGGGTATCCATCTGCGTCTGGAACACATCCAGCATCGGGAAGAACTCGCGGGCAGCGATGGTCGTATCCACCGTCACTTGGTTCTTGGAGAAGTCGGACTTGATGCCATCCAGGGCCACGCCCGGAACGACTTTCTGCAGGGTGGACTTGCCGACTGCATGGTTGGTGAAGGTAGCCGTACCCTTCACTTGACGCACGGGAACGTGGTCAGCGAGGATGGACTTGCGATTGATGGTGCCTTCCACCATGCCCGTGAATTCCTCGATAACGAGGGCCAGCTTGTCGGCTTGGGTGGTGTCAACGCTGTTCCGAGCGTTGGGGTAGGTAACGATTGCGCTATTCAGAGCCATAAGATTTCCTTTCGGTAGGTTGGGGTAGAAGCCAACCCACGTTGGCTATTCTATATATTGACAGGAAGGGTCAGTACCCGGCGCGGCGTGCAGCGAGTCGCTGAGACTGGAGGGCGCTGTACTCGGGGCTGCCCTCGGTTCGGTTGCCCAGCTTCTGGCGCAGAGCTTCGACAGCCTGGGCATACGCCTTGGCGGTCATGGGCTCATTGCTCGGGGCGGCAGTGCCTGCCTCGCCGGGCTTCGCCACAGCAGCCGCATCCTTGGGTAGGGTGTGCTTCTGCTGGTAGAGGCTGACCAGTTGGCTGATCACGCCCT